CGACTATGAGCTGGCGCGGCGGGCGTTCCTCGTGTACGACGACGAGCGGCCCGAGCTGCGCGGCAGCTATAAGCTCGGCATCGCCGACGTGATCGACGGCGAGCTGTACGTGCTGTCGAGCGGCCTGCGCGCCGCGGCGTCGCGCCTGCCACAGACCGCTGACCTCGACGAGGACATCGTCAACGAGGCGCGGGCCATCATCGACTCCTACGTGGCCGAGATGGACGACGACGACGAGGAGCGACGCAAGGTCGCGCCGCCCGTGCCCGAGACGAAGGTCGACGCGCCGGCCTGGCTGCGCGCGAACGCGCGGCGGGGCCTCGAGTGGCACCGCGACGGCCTGTCGGGCGACGGCGTGGTCGAGCGCACGATCCGCGAGGCGCGGCAGATGGCCGACGGGTTCGTGAGCGAGGACAAGGCCGTCCGGATGGCGGCGTGGTTCGCGCGGCACATGGCCGACCTCGACGCGCCGGCGGCGAACCCGGACCACGAGGACTACCCGTCGCCGGGCGTCGTCGCGCACGCGCTGTGGGGCGGTGGCACGCGGCGCCAGTCGGAGCGGGCGCAGCGCTGGGCGGAGGAGCAGGTGGCCAGCATGGAACGATCGCAGCGGTCCCGCGCGTCGCGCCACGAGCGCAAGGCGGGCTTCCTGATGCCGTCGTCGATCAATGATCGCACGGTGACCGGCATCTTCTCGGTGTTCGGCAACATGGACAGCTACGCCGACATCATCCACAACGGCGCGTTCTCGAAGACGCTGTCGGAGCGTGCCGGGCGCGTGCTGCATCTGTGGCAGCACGACATGGACGCGCCGCCGATCGCGCTGATCGACTCGATCCGCGAGGTGCCGCGCCAGGCGCTGCCGGCGGAGGTGCTGATGCGCGCCCCGACGGCGACGGGCGGCGCCGAGGTGACGCGGACGTACCTCGACACGCCGCGCGCCAACGAGGTGCTGACGGCGATCCGCAGCGGCGCGCCGCTCGAGATGAGCTTCGCCTTCGACGCCGTGCGGTTCGACTTCGAGGAGAACGCCAGCAGCCCGCTCGGCGTGATCCGCAACCTGCGCGAGCTGAAGCTCTACGAGACCAGCGACGTCAACTGGGGCGCGAACAGCGCCACGGTCGCGGCGAAGGCGCGGAGCACGACGATGCCGCTGGGCACACTGCTGCACGCGCTGCGGGCGGCGATGAAGGCCGGGGCACGGCACTCGACGCGCGACACACAGCTTATCAACCAGATCGCCGAGGCGGCGATCGAGCTCGGCGCCACCAGTGTGCGCCTGATCAATCAGCCTGATCCCGACGAGGAGCGCGCCGCGCGTGTCGCACCCGCTCTGCCGGTGGATGGTCGAGAACGCCAACTGCGGGTAGCAGCGGCGGCACTGGCGCTGCTGCGGAGTGGGAGAACCTCATGAACACCCAGAGCCTGTACAACGAGGCGACGGAGCTCTACGGCCGCGCGCGATCGCTGCTGGAGAACCCGAAGGGGCTGAGCGCGGATGACTCGGCCCAGTACGACCGCATCATGGAGCAGTTCGACGCCAAGATGGCCGACGCCAAGCGCCTGGAGCGCGATGCGGCGGCAGCGTCGGCGATGGCCCAGCTGAGCGCGCCGCAGCAGCGCCTCGGCATCGGCGGCGCCGCGTCGGGTAGCGACGTGGAGCAGCGCCAGCTGCAGCTCGTGCGCAACTGGTTCAAGGGCGGCATGCTGAGCGCCGCCGAGCGCAAGGACCTCTCCGCCGGCGTCGATGCGCAGGGCGGCTACCTCGTCGCTCCGGCGGTGCTGGCCAACGGCATCATCAAGTTCATCGACGACGAGGTGTTTCTGCGCCGTCTGGCAACGGTGATCCCGATGGACGTCGGCACCGAGCTGATCGCCCCGACGTGGGACGCCGATCCGGCTGACGCCGACTGGCTCACCGAGGTGGCGAGCGTGACCACCGACACGGCGATGCGCACCGGCCTCCGCACGCTGCGGCCCACGCGGCTCAGCAAGGAAGTCAAGATCAGCCGCACGCTGGTGAACCAGTCGCGCGTCAACATCGAGCAGTGGGTGCAGGCCCGGCTCGCCTACAAGTTCGGCATCACCGAGGAGAAGGCGTTCCTGACCGGCACCGGGGCCAGCGGCCAGCCGCTCGGCGTGTTCACCGCGTCGGTGCAGGGCATCCCGACCTCGCGTGACACCACGGCGTCGGCGAGTACGTCGTTCACCGCGGACAACATCCTTGACACCAAGCACGCGCTGAAGGCGGCCTACTGGTCGCGCCCGGCGACGCGCTGGGTGATGCACCGCGACACCATCGCGCGGATCCGCAAGCTGAAGGACGGCTCGGGCAACTACCTGTGGTCGCCGGGGCTTGGACCGGGCGGTGGCATCACGCAGGGCCTGCCGGCGACCATCGCGGACGTGCCGTACCTGGTCAGCGAGTACGCGCCGAACACCTACACCGCCGGCCTGTATGTCGCCATCATCGGTGACTTCTCGTACTACTACATCGCCGAGACGGGGCGCTACGAGCTGCAGGTGCTCGCCGAGCTCTACGCCAGCACCGATCAGATCGGCTACATCGGTCGCACGTACGTCGACGGGCAGCCCGTGCTCGCCGAGGCATTCCAGCGCCTGAAGCTGGCCTGAGGAGGAACCCATGGCACACATCGGGCAGCTCAACGAGAACGTCGAGGTCGCGTACGTCGGCGCGGCGATCTCCAACGCGAACAACACCGACAGCAACTCGACCCGGCTGGACATGCAGGGCTGGGACGGCGTCCTGTTCGTCACCACGATCACCGACAGCGCAGCGACGGGCGTCGCGACGCTGAAGGTCGAGCAGAACACCGCGGACAGCGACACCGGCATGGCGCTGATCACCGGCGCATCGGCGGCGGTCACCTGCGCGGTGAACGACGACATCAACGGCAAGATCCTGATCGTCGATGTGCGCGAGCCGCGCCAGCGGTACGTGCAGGCGGTGCGCACCAGCGCCACGGCCAACATCGCGTTCGGGGAGGTCATCGCGATCCGGTACGGCCCGCGCCTGGCCCCGGCGGCGCTCTCGAGCACGGCGGCGGCGGCGGCTGAGGTCGTCAGCGGCGCGTAAGGAGGACTACGATGACCTACAACAGCTCCAACTACCAGGAGCAGGGCGGGGAGTCGTGGGTCGTCGGTGGCAGCCAGACGGTGAGTGGTACGCTCACCGTCTCCGGCACACTGGCGGCCAGCGGCGCGACGCTCAACGGACTGATCCGCGTCGACAAGGTCGCGCTGGCGGCCTCCGACAGCGCGGGCGGCGTCTTCGCGTGGGCGAACCCGGCGGGCGCGGCGATCATCGTGCACTCGGTGATCCTCGACGTGACGACGTTCACCACCGGCGCATGCACCATCGATGTCGGCGTCGCGGCGAACGCCACCACGCTGAACGACACGCTGCTTGACGGGCAGTCGCTGGCCACGGCGGCGAAGGTGCTGAACAGCGCCACCAACGCCGGCACCAACGGCTCGATGTCACGCAAGGTCACGTCGACGCAGTTCGTCACCGGCTCGGTGGCCAGCGGCGCATCGGCGGGGCTGGTCGGCAACGCGTACATCAGCTGGTCGCTGGTCTGACGGAGGGCGCCATGCCGATCACGGCGAAGTCGGTCACGATCACCACGAGCCCGACAGCGATCCACACGGCGGCCAGCAATGGCTGCCACATCCACCTGTTCAGCGACAGCGGCGGGCAGGACGTGACGCTCGGCCCGGCAACCGTCGTGGCCGGCGCCGGGTTCACGCTGACCTCGTCATCGAAGGTCATGACGGAGATCCAGATCCCGCCCGGCGAGACGCTGTACGGCATTGTGCCGTCGTCGACGCACGTCGTCCGCGTCACGATCATGGAGTTCTGACATGGCACTCGGACTGACCGTGACGGACTTGCGCGAGTATCTCGACCAGGTGCCGGATCGCGCCGCGCAGCGCGTCACGGTCACCGGGGCGCCGACGGGCGGCACCTACACGCTGGTCTACCAGGGCACGGCCACAGTCGCGATCGCATACAACGCCACGCCGGCGACGGTGCAGGCGGCGATCACGACGGTGGCCGCGACGTCCGGCGATGCGGCACCGGTCACGGTGTACGGCTCGGCGGGCGGGCCCTACCTGGTGGTGTGGTCGGCGCGATCTGCCCGGATCGCGTCGCCGCTCACGCTGGGCACCAACAGCCTCACCGGCGGCACCACGCCGTCGGTCACCGTCGCGGTGGCGCTCGATGCGCTGCTGCAGGATATCCTCGATCGGGCCTGCGCGATGGTTGAGAGCGCGCTGCTGCCCGTCGAGTACGCAGCGTACGGCGCGGCCTCCGCCGAGGTCGTGCGCAGCGAGCCGTATCGCACGACCTACATGCGCCTGCCGGCGCACCAGCACGGCAGCGTCACGGCCGTCGTCGAGGTGGCCAAGCTCACGTCGACGACCGGCACGACCATCGATCCCGACGACTACGTGCAGAAGGCCGGCTACCTGATCGCCGCCGACGCCGAGACACGGTGGCGCGCGCATGCGGCGTATCGCATCACGGCAGTGTGGGGCTACGGCCCGGCGCCGGCAGACGTGCAGCAGGTCGCGCTCGAGCTGGCCGTCAACGCGTGGCGCCAGCGCGACCGCGGGCTGTACAGCGAGGTGCAGGGCGTCGAGGGCGGCGGCGCTGTCAGCTACGTGGGCGGCATCAACGCGACGCAGCGCATGGTCATCCACCGTGCGCGGGCGCAGTGGCGCGAGGTGGTGACGTGACCGCCGATCGCATCACCATCGACGGGCTCGATCGCCTGCTGGCCAACCTCGATCCGGCGCGGCAGGAGGAGATCCTGACCCGCCTGCTCACGCGCGCCACAGCGCTCGTGCTGGCGCGCACGAAGGAGGCTGGGCCGCGCACTGCCAGACCACGCCCGATCCGGTACGCTGGCGGGCGCGTCTCGCGCGACATGACGTCGGGGCGCTACACGCCGGTGCTCACCGGCAACCTGCGGCGATCGATCACCAGCCAGGTGCAGCGCTCGGAGCAGCGCGGCATCGTGGGCACCAACGTGGTCTATGGCAAGTACGTGCACAAGCATCGCCCGTTCCTCGTGTGGGCGCTCGAGGACAGCCAGGACAAGATCCGCGGCGAGATCGACAAGGCCGGCAAGGCCATCGTGGGTGGCGCATGAGCTATCGCCTCGAGGACATCGTCGCCAATCTGAACCACGTGTGGTCGACGATGACGGGCATCACGGCGACGCTGGCCTACGAGCCACGCGCCGTGCAGGCGCCGCCGATGCTGTACACCCTGCTGGACAGCGTCGAGCGCACCGACGCAACGACCAGCGCGGGCAGCAACACGCGCCTCGTGGCCGTGCGGTATCGTCTGATCACCCGTATAATGCTGTCGTGGCGCGACACTGAGCAGGCCGAGCGCGATGTGCGGTACTACGTGAGCGCGGCGCTCGATCTGATGGACGTCGACACCAACCGGACGCTGGCCGGGCTGATCACTGCCGGCAGCGGCGCGACCATCGACACGATCACGACCGGCTGGATCGTCGCCGACGGCAGCGAGTATCGCACCGTCGACATCGCCACCAACGTGCATGACAAGCGGCTGAGGGGATAGCATGGCAGACAACTACGACATCCTGGAACCCACGTCGGCCCCGTCGGGCACGACCACACGCACGGTGCGGGCCATCGACGTGGGCAGCGGCAACCTCGCCGGGGCGGCGGTGCTGGTCGATACCAGTGGCAATCCACTGATTGGCGTGCAGAACCGTAGCGACTCGCTGCCGGTGACCATCGCGAACGAGGATACACTCGCGCTGGCACGATACCGCGTCAGCACGTATAACACCACGAATCCCACCGGGACACATATTCCGCCACTGCCGAGCGGCGAAGTCAACGACGTGCTGAATAATGGTGCGACGCAGGGCGTCGCAAATGATTTCCTGTTCACTTCGGGTGCCGGCGGAGCGCGAACCATCTTCTGGGAGATCCCAGTGGTCAATGCTGGATACAACACGGTCGCGGTCCTGATCCAATGGCTGATAGCCCCAGCTACTAGTGGAGTCGAAATCAGCTACCTACCCAATGGTTCGGTCATTCAGGCGACGTTCACCAATGCCGCCGGCGCAAGTCGTGTGCTCTCAATGGTCAACAGCGAAGGCGCGGCATACACTGCCAGCGTCAGTATGGCTGCAAACACGATTGCGCGATTGGCCATGGAGTACGGATCGCTGCGCACCGCATATCTGCAGTTTACGGGTCTGTCTGGTATCACAGGCGGATCGTATCAGTTCACCGTCATCCGATCGCGATAACCTAGGGAGGGCTTCAATGGCCGTCGAGCTAGCCTTTGAGACGCTGCTGGCGTCGATCGAATCCACGCGGGGCACGGCGATCGCAGCGCCGACGCACCTGATTCACCTGGGCGGCTCGGTGACGCCCACGAAGAGCCTCAACCGTCCGGCGGAGTCGCGCGGCGTCCTCGCCGAGGCGTTCCGCACCGTCATGACGCGCACCGGCGCCACGTTCGAGATCACCGAGGGCCCCATCGACACGTCGATGCTGCCGTTCCTGCTCAACGGGATCCTCGACGGCAACGTCACGGCGGCGACCACCCCAAGCGGCGCAACGAACACGCGAGACTGGGCCTTTGTGCGCACCATGGCCAGCGACAATCTGGAGTCGTACACGCTCTGGTTCGGTGACAGCGCGGTACGGCAGCTCATCGGCGCCTACGCGATGTTCCTCGAGGCGACGCTGTCCAACGACGCGTCCGCCGAGGACGGCGTCTTGACCTTCAGCGGCAACGGCGAGTGCCGCAAGTTGGCGACGAACAGCCCGGCGGACTCGGCCCCGGCGGCGATCGCCGGGGCGATGCTCCCGGGCCAGATGATGTCGCTGTGGATCGACACCAGCTCGGCGTTCGGCACCACGGCCGTCACCGGGCGACTGGTGAGCGCGTCGCACACGCTGCGCACCGGCGTCACCTTCAAGTACCTCGGCGGCGGCGATGCCGCGACGCTCGACTTCTCGCGCACCGGGCGCAGCCGCGTCATCGGCATCACCACCACGATCGTGATGGAGCTGCCCGACTTCACGCAGTACGACCAGTGGCTGGCCCACGACACCGTGAAGGTGCGCGTCCGGCACAACGGCGCGGTGATCGAGAGCGGCTTTAACCACTACGTCCAGGTCGACACCGCCGGTCCGTTCGAGGCGCTGAGCTGGGGCACCAACGCCGACAGCAACCGCACGGTCGAGCTGACCATCGAGGGCACCTACGACTCCACACTGACCAGCGACTGCCAGATCGTGGTGCGCAACGCGCGGACCGCACTGTAAGGAGTTTCGCCATGTTCGCTCGAGGGAAGTCGGCGATCACTCAGCACGGAGAGATCGCCGAGGCCGCTATCACCCCCGACATGGACGTGATCTGGATCCGCTCGCGCATGAGCGTCGCCGTGCAGCAGGCGGTGCAGAGCGAGGCCACCAGTGTCTCGACCAGCCGCGTCAACGGTCGCACAGGAACGCCGGATGTCGAGATCGACGTCGGCCTCTACCAGATCGCGCTGCTGCGGCAGAACATCCTGTCGTGGCAGGGTCCGGCGTTCGCCGGCGTGCCCTGCACTGCCGAGAACGTCGGCGACCTCGACCCGCTGGAGCCGCTGGTGCAGCGCGTGCTGCAGGAGATCAGCGATCGCAACAGCCGCCGAAGCCCAAACGCCGGGAGCTGACCACGCGATGGCGCAGCCGGATCAAGGGCCGCGCGGTCAGCGCCGGGCAGTATGATGCCCACATCTCGCTGCTGCTGATGGACGTGGCCAGGCTGAACCTGGCCGACGTCGACGATCTCGATCCCGACGCGCTCGACGAGATCATGGCAGCATACGAGGCACGTCACGAGGAGCGCGAGGCCGAGCAGAAGCGCGCAGAGCGGAGACGATAGTGGCCTTCAATCTCGAAATCATCGTCAAGCTCCGCAACGAGGCCCAGAAGGCGCTCGGCGATCTGAACACCGGGCTCGTCGGGCTGGGCAAGGGCGCGGCGGCGGCGGCGGTGGGCGGCATCGCTGCGATCGGCGCGGGGCTGATCAACATCGGCGATCAGGCCAGTAACGCACGCACGGTGCTGCAGGGCCTGAACGATGTCGACCTCACGGCCGTCCTCGACGACGCGCAGCTGCTGGCGCGACGATACGGCACGGACGTGACATCTGTGATCGCTGCCACGCGCACGCTCATGGACGAGTTCGGCCTCACCAGCGCGGAGGCCACGGACGTGATCGCGTCCGGCTTCGCTCGAGGCCTC